GAATAAGACCCTGGCCGAGGTCAACGCGACCATGCGCGCCGAGGGTGCAAGCGAGCACTGGCCGCAATGGTCTTGGCGTCCGTTCTGGGGCTTCAGCTCCGGCACGGCGTTTCTGTTCGTGGCGCTTCTCTGCTGCTGGCTCGGCTACCTGGCCGTGAGCGCCCGCGACATGACCGCCTTGCAGATGATCCCGCAGCTCGTCAGCGCATTCGCCACTCTGTTCGCCATACCCGGGGCCATCCTGGGAGTGACGGCGTGGAAGCGCGGCCAGGAGAAGATCGAGAAGATCAAGTCCGGGGGCCAGTAGCATGGCGAACGAGGCCGACGTGCGCGAGCTCTGGGAAGCAATCAACGACCTGCGCGGCGGGGACGCGCGCATCCTGGCCGCAATCGAAGGCCTCAAAGCCTCCATCGACGGGCGCAACGGGCGCATGGATGAACGGTGCGACACCCGGCTGACAATGTTCACCGAATTCAACTCCCGGTTGCGGGGATTGGAGGACAAGTATGCCGTGCTCGACAAGCAACAGGTGCGCCTCATCGTCATCACCAGCGCCATCACAGCGGCTCTCGCGATTCTGGGTAATGCCCTGGTGATGAAGCTCGTGTCCGCGATGATGTCGGGGCACTAGGGAATACCCATGGCCAAGCTCACTCCCCTGCAGGCCGCCTTCGTGCGGAAGTATGTCGCCAACCCCACCGACGGTGCTGCGGCTTACATAGCTGCGGGCGGGAGCAAGCGCAGAGCCAAGCAGGGCGCATCCGAGATGCTGAAGGTGCCCGCGGTGGCCGAAGCCGTCAAAAAGGGCATCCAGAAGCTGGACGCGAAAGCCGAGCGCGACGGCCTGGCCGTGCGCAGGGACATCGAGAAGGCCACGCGCATGGCGTTCAAGGCCAAGAACCTGCGGCACATTTTCAAAGGCCTGGAGCTTGAGGGCAAGGTGCACGGAATTTTCATCGAGAAGCGCGAGCTCACCGGCCCCGGCGGTGCGCCCCTGGCCCCGCCCACGATCATCGAGGAGCACGTTTGATGCTTGCCCCGGCTGACAACACCTACCGCGCCACCTACCCGAAGGCATTCAAGCCCTTCGACGCTCCCGCGCGCTACAAGGTGGCCTACGGCGGTCGAGGTGGGGCCAAGTCCTGGAACATCGCCCGCAAGCTCATCATGCGGTCCGTCAAGGCTCCGCTGCGCATCCTGTGCACCCGCGAGTTCCAGAACTCCATCGCGGACTCCGTGCACAAGCTCCTGAAGGACCAGATCGAGGCCCTTGGCCTCCTGGCGTATTTCAAGATCACCGACAACAGCATCATCTACCGGCCCAACGGGTCCGAGTTCATCTTCAAGGGCCTGCGAACCAACGTGGACGCGATCAAGTCCATGGAGGGCATCGACATCGTGTGGGTCGAAGAGGCCCAGCGTGTGTCCGAGGAGTCCTGGACCATCCTGGTCCCGACCATCCGCAAGGAAGGTTCCGAGATCTGGGTGAGCTTCAACACTGGCGAGGAATCCGACCCGACCTATCAGCGGCTCGTCGTGAATCCGCCCCCTGATGCGGTGGTGATCAAGGTCGGCTACGAAGACAACCCCTTCCTGCCCGACACCCTGCGCAAGGAGCTGGAACACTGCCGGCGCATCGACCCGGACGCCTTCGCTCACATCTGGGGCGGGGAGCCGAAGACTATCTCTGACGCCTGCATTTTCCGGGGGCGCTACCGCGTTGAAGCCTTCGAGACGCCCGAGGGCGTGCGCTTCTTCCATGGCGCGGACTGGGGCTTCGCTGTTGACCCGACTGTGCTGGTGCGTTGCTGGGTGAACGGCGACAGGCTGATGGTGGACCAGGAGGCCTACGGCGTGGGTGTGGAACTCGACGAGACCCCCCAGCTGTTCGACTCGATCCCCACCGCCAGGCGCTGGCCGATCAAGGCCGACAACTCGCGGCCCGAGACCATCAGCCACATGAAGCGCAAGGGCTTCAACATCGCCCCGGCCAAGAAGTGGGCGGGCAGCGTCGAGGACGGCCTGGCCTGCCTCAAGGGCTTCCGCGAGATCGTGGTGCATGAGCGTTGCCGCCATACCGCCGACGAGATGCGGCTCTACTCCTTCAAGGTGGACCGGCAGACGGGCGACATCCTGCCCATCATCGTGGACATGCACAACCACTGCATCGACGGGTTGCGCTACGCCCTGGACGGTTACATCCGGGGCAAGGGCGACCTCTCGAATTGGGAGAAGGTGATCTAATGGGCCGCCGCAGCAGAGACAAGCAGGCCGCCGCTTCCGGCAAGGCCTTTGCCCGTGACGGGTTCGCCAACCTGGCCGCCAAGCTCGGCGCGCACGGTGCTGACAACCTGCTGGCCAAGGGTGGCTACGACCTCGACACGCGCATCGTCACCCGCAACCGTGCGGCCCTGGACGGCATGTACCGCGGCTCCTGGATCGTGGGGAAGCTCGTTGATGCCGTGGCCGAGGACATGACCAGGGCCGGTGTTGAAGTACAGGCCGAGGCCGACCCGGCCTCCCTGGCGAAACTGAATGACGAAGTGCGCCGCCTGCGCGTCTGGTCCGCCCTGGGCAACTCGATTAGGTGGGGCCGCCTGTACGGCGGGGCCATCGCGGTCATCATCGTTGACGGCCAGGACGTGTCCCAGCCGCTGCGGCTGAACACCGTGGGCAAGGGCCAGTTCCGGGGCCTGCGCGTCTTTGACCGCTGGACCTGCACCCCGTCCATGACCCTCATCGACACGGCTGGACCCGACGAGGGCCTGCCCGAGTCCTACAAGGCCCAGGAGGGCGCGTGGAACGGACGCGACATCCACCACTCGCGCGTGATCCGGTTCACCGGCTTTCCTCTTCCCTACTTCGAGCGCAAGGCCGAACTGTACTGGGGCGCGTCCGTGGTCGAGCGCCTGTATGACCGCCTGCTGGCCTTTGATTCCACCACGCACGGCGCGGCGAACCTGGTGTTCAAGGCGCACTTGCGCACGGTGGGCATCGAAGGTCTGCGCGAAATCCTGGCCACGGGCGGCCCGGCCGAAGACAACCTCGTCAAGATGTTCCAGTACATCCGCCTGATGCAGTCGAACGAGGGCATCACACTCCTGGACAAGGAGGACGTGTTCCAGGCCCAGAGCTACACCTTCGCCGGGCTGGATCAGGTGCTGCTCTCCTTCGGCCAGCAGATTTCCGGCGCCACGGGCATTCCCCTGGTGCGCCTTTTCGGGCAGTCCCCGGCGGGCCTTTCGGCCACGGGCGAGTCTGACCTGCGCAACTACTACGACATGATCCTGGCGGCCCAGGAGGAAGACCTCCGGCCGGGCCTGGAAGCGATCTACGACGTGGTGGCCATGAGCCAGACCGGCAACCCTATGCCAGACGGCTGGGCGCTCAACTTCCGCACCCTGCGCCAGTTGAACGACGTGGAGAAAGCCCAGGTGGCAAACACCGACGCCCAGACCGTCGAAGGCCTGTTCTCGGCCGGGTTGATCACCGAGGCGCAGGCCCTGAAAGAGCTGCGCCAGAACAGCGCCGCCACGGGCCGCTTCACGAACATCACTGACGAGGACATCGAGCAAGCCAAGACCGCCGTGACGCCGCCGCCCGCTTCGGGATTGGCTGAAGGCGAAAGCGCAGGAGGGAGCATGACCGAGACCATCCAAGAGGTCAGCCTCAACGGAGCCCAGGTCACGGCCATGGTTCAGATCGTGTCCCAGGTCGCTGCCGGGCAGCTTCCGCGCGCGGCTGGTGTCCAAATGCTTTTGGCCTCCTTCCCGATCAACGCTGCCCAGGCCGAGGCAATCATGGGCAAAGCAGGCGCGGGCTTCTCCCCCGCATCTCCCGAAGCGATCCAGGCCGGAGGAAGCGCATGACCACCGCGACCATCACCAAGCCCAGCGTCAACACGCTGGTGCACGTCCGCAAGCCCTGGGGCTGGCGCGATAAGGTGCAGTCGCCCGGTGCTGCCTTCCGTGCATCCAAGGCCGCAGAGCGCGAGTATGCGACGGCCCTGCGCAACGTGGCGCGCGAGGTCAAGCGCATCGTGAACGCGGCTGCCAATGACCCGGCCAAGGCCGCCCAGGCCCAGAAGGCCCTTGAAGCCTACTCTGACTTGTTGACGCCCTGGGCCAGGACCGTGGCGGGCAAGATGCTCAAGCGCGCGGATCTCAAAAGCGAAGCCGCTTTCCGTCAGGTGGCCAAGGCCGCGGGCAAGGAACTGCGGGCCGAGCTCTCCGGCGGTGGCCCGGTTGCCACGGCTTTCCAGGCCCGGCTCGACGAGAATGTCCAGCTCATCAAGTCCCTGCCGACTGAGGCCGGCGAGCGCGTGGCTTCCATCACCACCGAGGGCCTTGCCAACGGCACCAGGGCGGACGTGCTGGCCCAGGCCATAGGCGAGACGGGAGACGTTACCGAGTCCCGGGCGCTGCTCATCGCGCGCACCGAGGCCAGCAAGGCCACCACGGCCCTGACCAAGGCCCGGGCCGAGACCGTGGGCAGCGACGGCTACATCTGGCGCACCAGCCACGACGGCGCCGTGCGGCCCAGCCACGCGGCCATGGAAGGCAAGCTCGTGTCCTGGGACAGCCCGCCCACCTTGGACGGCATGACCGGGCACGCCGGGGAGTTCCCCAACTGCCGCTGCTACGCGGAGCCTGTGCTCCCCCAGGAGGCATAGCCCATGCGCTTTCTCGTCACCGAACGACTTTCGGAGAAGATCCACAAGACGCCCGAGGGCTACCTGCTGTGCCTGGACGTGCCCATCGCGCGCACCGGCAAGCAGGCCTACCGGCCCGACGAAGTGGGCGAGGGCGCCGAGCCCGGCCCGGACGGCCTGGTCTGGGTGGATCGTCCGAAGGAAGAAGTCATGCGCCCCGAGACGCTGGCCAGCTTCCAGGGCAAGCCCGTGACAGTGGATCACCCCGACGAGGATGTGACCCCGGCCAACTGGAAGGACCTGTCCCACGGCACGTGCACCAACGTCAGGCCGGGCCAGGGCGATCAGGCCGACCTCGTGCTGGCTGACCTGCTGATCCAGTCCGAGCGGGCCGTGTCCCTGGTCCTGGGAGGCCTGCGCGAGATTTCCTGTGGCTATGACACCGACGTCGAGGTGACGGGCCCCGGCGCTGGCGTTCAGCGCAATATCATCGGCAACCATGTCGCTCTAGTTCAGGAGGGCCGTTGTGGCTCCCGCTGCGCGATCGGCGACGAAAAAACAACGAAGGAGAATGCACCTATGGCCGCCAAGAAAAAGGCCGGGACCATGGACAAGCTGGCGCGCTTCCTGCGCCTGGCCAAGGCCATGGATGCCCTGGAAGAGGAACAGTCCGAAGCCGCCCCCGAGGAGAAGAAGGACGGCGAGGGCTCCGAGGAAGAGAAGAAGGACCACACCCCCGAGGAGATGGCCGCCCTTGAGGAGCGCCTGGAGCGCATCGAGGCCGCCGTCGCCATGCTGCTCGAGAAGGTCGGCGGCGACGCCACCGACGAAGAGGCCGAAGACGAGGGTGAGGGCGAGATGAAGGGCCAGGACGAAGAAGGCGAGGGCAAAGAGAAGCCCGAGGAGAAGAAGTCCACCGGCGACAAGGCAGCCATGCAGGACATCCGCTCCCGCGCCGAGATCATCCGCCCCGGCATCGAGATCAAGGACAGCGACAAGCCTTGCGAGGCAAAGCGTCGCACCTTGAGCCTGGCCTACATCGGCGACACCAAGGCGCTGATCGAGCAGTTCACCGGCGGCCCGGTCAGGAACTTCAAGGCGCTGGACAAGGCCACCGTGGACGCCGCCTTTGTGGGCGTGTCCGAAGTGCTGCGTGATCGCAACCGCCGCCCGGCCAAGGACGCCAAGGGCAGCGACGCCCAGGCCAAGGACGCGAAGCCCCTGCGCATCGCCGACATGAACGCGGAACACCGCAAGTTCTGGGACGCCAAGCGCGCCTAGAGGGAGAACCACCATGAGCAACGCTTTCCTGTACCGCATGCCCGCCGGCATTCCCGGCGATGTGTCCCGCAAGGACTCCCTGACCGTCGAACCCGCTGTGATCGGCGCGACCGCCGCCGCAGAGTTCGGCCTGGCCGTCCAGCTTGATGGCAGCACCGGCACCCTCCTGCCCATGGCGTCCAACGCCAGCG